AAATCGGTCGCACGGGTCAGAATGAATGGAGCGCCGGGAGATGTGTTGCCAACCTGCGTGACCGTGTAAACGCCATTCTGTGCGCCGTTTGCTTGGTTCTTGACCAGAACGCGCTTGCCTATATCGCCGGGGGAAACGAACGTGTACCCATCGACAACCAGAGCACCGTTTGCCGTGGCCGTCAGCGTGGCTCCAACACCTCCAGTGCCGTTGGCGTAATTGACGCTCGGCAAAGCAGTAGTCGTGGCGTAAGAGCAGGACTGGTGGAAGTTGATGCCCGACGCAATCGAGTCGGCATACGCCTTGTTAACGATGTCGTTGTCACTGGTCGGCGTGGTCGATACCGTGCCTGCTGTGATGTTCGCCGTCGTGATGTTGGCGGTCGTGATGTTGGCTGTGTCGAACTCATTCTGGACCGTGAAGGTGCCCGTTGAGTTTTGGTACACCGACCGCGAGGACGGGTAGGTGACAAACACATCCTTGGTGCCAACAGCAAACGGAACCAGACTGCCCGAGTTGCTAGAAGACAGGACCGTGTCGCGGGACAGCGTGGTGCCAGACGACGTGTACGTGCCAACACCAACTTCCCAATCGCCAGTGGCGGGATCAGAGATGGCGTAGTAGGTCGTGTTCCCGTTGCCAATCGCAGCAAAAGACTGGAAGCCAAGGGCAGCACCGGCCAGGGTAAGCGTGCCCGTGCCCGTTGTGGCGGTTGTTTCTTTAACCCGATCTCTTAGAACGAGAGCCATGTCAAATCCTTACGATGGGATTTCAGTCCAGCCGGGCGTCTGGGCATCGTTGATATTCTGCCAATTAGCCGTCTGGGTGTCATCAATGCTGCCCCACACAAGGGCGTTTCCGATACGGACGTACAACTGAACACCAGTGACGTTGGCTCTGATCGTAGCCGCGCCAGAAAGGTTATCTGCGGCGGCGGCCAGTTCCGCCACTGTCCCAGAAAACACCGCCACCCGGTTTTGAGAGGCGGCTCCGGCGGCTGACTCAGCTACCGCCGCAACAGCAACCCGCGCGGCCTGCGATGCAGAGAGCGCAGTAGCCAGTTCGCTGATTGCGGCAAAGATGACCTTGCTTGTGGAGAAGATGCCAGAAATACTGGCCGACTCGCTGATGGATGCAATCGCAGAAATTGCTGCCGCTACAGCCGCTGAGGCGTTTGCCTGCTCCGTCAACTGAGCAAGCATGGCAGCGGTTGCAGATGGAGAGTCCTGCCCGGTTGCCGTCTCCGAGGCAAGAGCAGTAAGTGCCGCAATCACCGACACCGCATCAGTGCCGGTTGCGGATTCACTTCTTACGCCCCCGAACACAACATCGACCGCCTGCGATGCAGCGGCCTGGGTTGATTCGGAAACGGCGGCGCTAAACGAATTGCCGCCTAGAGCGGCAAACGGGGCTTGGGCAAAAGTAACATCCCCAAACACCGCATTTCCTTACGCTGCGTCGAGCGAGAAGGAATACGTCACACTGAGCGTGTCACCACTGTCCACCGTCTTGTCGCCACCGGTGAAGTTGCCCACCGAGAACAGGATGCCGGAGGTGCCGGATGCGACCGTGCAAAGCAGAGCGCCTGCGATCACCTGAGCGTTGGAGGTGATGCTGAACGATGCAGGCGAGGCCGAGTTGTTGATCACCGAAGGATCAGCCAACGTGGGAGTGCCAAAGGTCACAGCCTTGCGGGTGCCCGAGTAGTTGGTGTTCTCGTTCCAGCCGGGGTTGGTCGCAAGCGTATCCGTGGCGGCGTAGGTATTGCCCGAGCCGGGGCCGGTCACCAGACCAAGGAAGAACGAAGCGGTGTAGCCAACGGACTTGAAGTACTTATCGTTCATGTCCTGAAGGCCCTGGTTGACCACGAGGTTGTGGAACGTATCGGTCCACTTGACCTGACCGTCCGGGCCGGTGCAGACAAATGTAAACACACCACCTGCGGCCACGCGCTCGGTGCTGCCGCGATTGCCTTGCACGCTGGCCGTCACGGTGTCCGCTGCTTTGCTGATTTCGTTGCTCATTGCTGCTCCTTATGAGATGCGGACGATGGCGTTGCTCGCATCGGGTGTGGGGAAGATGACTTCAAAAGTGTCGTTGTTGGGAGCTTTGTTGGTCCCAAAATCAAGCACCGCGACTGACTTGTTGCCCTTGGAAGTGTTGTAGATCAACGCGCCACGCGAAGTAAAAGTCGAGTTGGGCCACGACACGTCTAAAAAAGACAGGTACGCGGTGACCACATTGCTGCTGTTTATTCCCGAAGTAGGCGAAACCGCGATGGTCAGCGTCTTGCCCCCCGCCGTATAACCAGGGCCGGACACTTCGCCCGATGTCGTGTAGACAGTGGTTGAAGTGTCAATCGTTGCCGCGGGCGTGTACAGGGCAATCTTGAACGTGTCTGGGGAAGTCGGGCCAAAGTTGTGTACTGCCTCAAGGAGCTGGACCTTGAAACTGGTGGTGGCAGTTTGGGTGATAGGCATGACTACCTACAGATACCGTATGAGAGCCGTTTCGGGGTTATTTGTAGGCAATTGCAGCTGGAAATTCTGGCTCAACGTGGTCTGGTTAAGGCCAAAATTCAAAACCCCAATTGACTTATTGGACTTGGAAGAATTGTAAATGAGGGCCCCACGGGTCGTAAACGTGGACGCGATCCAGGTCGGGTTGTCAAACGACACGTACGCCACGCCCTGGCCAAGGCTGACTGTCACATTGACGAGGATCTCGCCGCCCGCGGTGTACCCCGTGCCCGAAACCTCATTCAAAGAGCTGTACACAGTCGTGTCCGGGCCCAATTGAGCACTGGACGTGTACAAAGCAATCTTCAGCACGTCTGCTTCCAGATTGTGCTGGCCCAAAAGGACCTGCTCTTTGAAACTGTTGGTCAGTCCTGCGGTGATCATGTCACTTTACCGGTAGCTTGAGCTGCCCATCCCGATAGGCGTCTCCGCGCTGCTTGCCGTCGCCCAAGTTCTTGAGCAGCATCAGCGCCTCCATGTACTTCTGGTTGTACAGAGCCATCATGTCCTGCTCGCCCTTCATGTAGGTGTATGCCTCCACCAAAGAGCCGTACAGCAGAACCGAGTCAAAGTTGTCCCCCAGCCACGTCTGGCCATCAGCAGCGACTGTGATGGATTCCGGGTAATAGTAGTAATGCAGTTCTGCCCCGTAGTTGATGTCCGGGGTAGGTCCGAGGATGAAAGACAGCGCATCCTCGGTGGTGTACCGAGGACCAAAAATGGCGTAGTACCTGGGCAGCCCCGTTGAAGACGGAGAGCTGTACACCTCGCGGATGTAGTTGACGTCCTTGTCCAACAAATAGACGTATTCGCCATTTGCCTTGATCACGGCCAGTGAGTACACCGACAAAAAGTCGGACGGGCACTGCAGGTACTTGTTACCCGCCGTCATCGTGCCTGTCACGTTTTTGCGCAGATTGGCCAACTGGGCCGAGTTGTAGATCCGCTGCTCCGCCTGACGAACAAAAACAGGGATCTGCGCTGCAAAAGCCGCGTCCTGGTTTTCGGTATAAGCGATGATGGCAGCTTGCAAACTGGCGTAATTCATGAGATCACCACGACCACAGAGGACATGTATCCGGTTGCCCACAGAGGCTTCGCATAGGGCATCGGCATCATACCGATGCTGGCAAACGATGTGTCGGTGGTTTCACCCAAATAGATGGTCACCGCCATTCTGGCTTCAGGGCGCGGCTGGTACAAGGCCTGGGGCTCAGTGATTGTCCGCTTGGGTTCCAACTGCGGATGCTTGGGCTCGTAGCACTCGTCGCAGACCTTGAAACCCTTCCAGTCCTTGATCAAGGAGTTGAGCTTAAAGCGTTGCCCACACTGGTCGCACAGCGCAATCGCAAACTTGCCTGATGCGAAGCCCGCGCCCATCGTTACCTCGTGGTGTAGGTCGGAACCGCGAAGTAACTGGACCGCTCACGGTCCTCCGAAGCCGCCCGGAAAAACTCTTCTTCGTAAAACGCCTTGAGCATCTGGATGCGGTCAGGCGCCTTTTTGATGGCCAGATAGTAGGCGAGGCCCGCAATCAAGCACGGCAAAAACCGAAACGAGATATCCGCCGTGTTTGTGTATGCCCCCGTGTCCTGGATGCGGCGAATGGCGTAGTACCGAAAGGTGTACGTCGTAGTCGCATCGGGCGCCGGGTACAGGAACAGCTTGGCCGGGACCGTACGCTGTACAAAGTACTGCGCAGGGCGCGACTGCGTGTTCTTGTTGGGGATGTGGATGTACTCGGCGTAACCAAGACGGTCGATGGTGATGTCCTGCTGGTTCGAGGTCCCTGCATTTGTGCGGATGACCGCCGACAGCTAATCGCCCGTATCCGCCGGCAGCGTGTACTCGTACTGGCCCACAACCAGCGGAACCTGCCGCTGCTCAATGGTCCACAGGTTTAGCCCGCGGTTGGCCCATTCCGCAAACATGAGGTTGATCGAGCGCAGGGCGGTACGCATATCGTAGCCGTCCCGATTTTCATAGCCGCAGCGTTCGTACGCTTCGGTGATGATGTCGTCGAACTCCAGATTGAAGTTCGACGTGCCCGATGTAGCCATGATTTAGTAGATGGTTGCCTTGCGAGCGCGAGCGGCGCCCACGCCGCGGACTTGCACCACGTCACCAGTAGAGGCCTTCTTGACCGGCTCGCTCATGGTCTTGCCCTGTGGGCCAGCCGTGTCAGCGCCAGAGGCAGAGATCTTGCCGCCCTTGGGCACGCCCTTCATGGCCATGCCGCCGTCTTTGAAACCCTTAACGGCGATGCCCTGGCCACGCTTGGCCAGACCGCCCTTCTTGTAGTTGCCGTTCATCATTTTTTGCCGCCTTTCTTGGCTGGTTTGGACATACCGGCCTCGCTCAAGGCGATGGCCACTGCTTGTTTGCGATTGGTCACCTTCTGGCCAGACGAGGACTTGAGCGCCCCGGTCTTGAACTCATGCATGACCTTTTCAACTTTCGCGGGTTTCTTAGCCGAGGGCACTGCGCTGCTCCTTTATAAAGGCATCCAACTTTTCGTCAAGCCTGTCCAGTCGAACAAGCACCCGATTGATGTCGCTGTGGACATCCGCCCGGGTAACGTACTTCTCGGCGTTCTCTTCCCGCGTTTTGCTCAGCAAAATAGACACGCGCTTGAGCTCGTCGTGCATCGACTTGACCCAAAGCAGTGCTGCCGCAGATGCGAACGACAGCACGATGTTCCATATCAGCACTTCCATTTCCGAAGACTCTTGTTGATACGACTATCTGGATCGTTTGCCGTCTTTTCGCTAGTCAGCTTGGCCTTCATGCCGGACATCCTGGCGCAGAATGACTTTTTGCGTGGCCCACCCTCCGGCTGCGGAGCTTTCAGCCCCGGTTTGCCAGGATTGGCGCGGTTGTAGGAGGCGCGCCCTTTGGCGTTCAAGCCGCCGCTGGCGCTCTTGCCCTCCTTGCGCTGCCAAGCAGGTGTCTTGGCCATGCGTCAGTACATCTTGCACTGCTTGTTACGTGCCTCGCCAACGCCGCGAGGGGCCACAGAGGCACTAGGCTTCTGATAGTCCTTGCGGGGCGTCTGCTTCGGCCCGCCTTTGCTCATGTCTTGCTTTTGAGCGCCCGGCTGCATTTCGCCTTGGTACTCAGGAATCGACATTTTTGCTGCGCGTCCCATGCTGGGCTCCTTAGCCGTAGAAGAACGTCACCGAGGTGACGTTGGTGAGAGTCACGTACGGATCTGCCTCAAAGCGAACACCGTCATTTGGCACGATGATGTACATGCATCCGGTGCCGGTGGTGTTGGCAGGAGTCGCAATGTTGATCAGTTCCGTGCCGCTAGTTCCGCCGTCCTTAAACGAGACAGACCCCGCGAGGTTGCTTGCGACGTAGTAGATCCCTTTAATGCGAGCCCGCGGAGTACCGATGCCAGAGGCAGCGGTACTCGTCATCGTTTTCGCTTTTACGTCATATTGAAAGCCCATGGCAGGCTCCTATTAGGTCGTGGTCGCGCCATTAAGTGCAACGATATCCCAGCCTGCTGCGGTGTAAATCAGCATCGCAGTGTCACCAGCATTGGTGAACACGATGGTGGCGTAGCCACCCAGCCGCGTTGCGGGGGTCAGAATAGCTGAACCGCCGTCCACAACGTGGGCAATGATCTTGAGCTGGCCGACAGTACCGTTGGCCAGGGTCAGAGCCTGGGAATTGCCCGTGGTGGTCAGTGCGGTGAAGGTGTTGACGATGTCAACAGCGCCTGCGCCCGACAGAGACTGGGTGCCCATGACGGCAGCCTTGCCGAACGAAGCGTTGACCGTGACTGCGCCCGTGGTGGGGCTGACGGTAATAGACTGGAAGCCGTTCTGGGAACGAACCGGCCCGGTGAAAGTGGTATTCGCCATGAAATCCTCACATGCGAGTTGAACTGGGTACGCCTATCTGCATGTCGTCAGCCGGGACTGTCAGGCGTACGGGATGACCCCGGAATGGATTGAATATAGGCCAAAAAGAAAAGGGGCACAAGGCCCCTTTTCCCGGTTTCCGACGCTGATTAGGCGCCAGGAGAGCCGTAAGCACCGCGGGGGTCAGACCAGCCGAAGCTGTAACGCTCGCGAGCCTTGTAACGGACGTTACCGGTGTCAAAGTCGCCTTCGAAGGCGGTCTTGATCGGCGAACGCTCGAACATCTTGAGGCCGTTGGGGGCATCAGTGATGAGGAACCAAGCGTTGACGTCAGTCAGGTAGTGGTTGACAGAGTAGCCTTCCGGGATCAGGCCCATGGACTTGATCGCGTTGACGTCGTTGTCAGCCGATTGAGTACGCAGCGTGCTCTTCATCAGGCGCTCAGCGGTGAACTGGAGCTCCTTCGGAACGATCAGCTTGCGTGCGGTCAGCGCCACCTTCAGGCCACGTTCGTCGATGAACGCAGCGATGTCGATGATGCCCTGCTCCAGAGACGTCTCGTTCAGGTCTGCGCCAGTCGTGGGACGGTTGGCGAAGTTGGCCGAGAGGGCCGTGGGGTGGTTGGTAGCGAACAGCGAAACGCCGTCACCGCCCGGGAAGGCGGCGTCGAAGCCGTTGTTCAGAACCGCAGCGCCCTTGACCTGCTTGGTGTGGGCC